TAGAACATCTTAGTAAATCATACTTAGAGCAAATAGAGAATATAAAACTAACAAACCCCTTTAAATACGAACACCAAATATTAGGTGGTTGGCTTGATAAAGCTGAAGGTGTTGTATTTACTAATTGGTCTTTTGGGGAGTTCAATCCTAACGGACTACAAACTTCTTGCGGTTTAGATTTTGGGTATTCTATTGACCCTGATGTTTTATGTGAATTAGCAATAGATAAAACACGTAAGATAATATACATTAAAGAACATATCTACGAGAACGGACTTAAACCCCATATACTAGCAGAAAAGATATTAAGGGCAGTAGATAAAAAACTTATCATAGCAGATTCAGCAGAACCTAGATTAATAGACGACCTACACGATACTTATAAGATAAACATTCAAGCAGTAAAGAAGGGTACAATAGAAAGTGGTATAACTATGATGCAAGACTATGAGTTAATAATAGATTCTAATAGTTCAAACGTAGCTAAAGAATTAGATAACCACGTATACGCAGATAAAGGAAGTAAACTTTATGTAGATACTTTTAATCACGCTATAGATGCTATAAGGTATAATGTTATATTTCACTTAGACAACCCCAATAGAGGGCAGTATAATATAAGATAAAAAAGGGAGCGTTTACGCCATTGTAAACTACAACTCCCTTTCTTTTGTTTGATGTCGAATCATTGCAAATATAATAATAAGTTTCTAATGTAACAATATTTGTACTTATAAGTTAAGTAAGTATGAAAGCTACAATAACAGTTCCTGATTCATTAAAAGAGATTACACTAGCACAATACAAAGACTTTGTAAAAGCTAGTGAGGGTATAGAGGGTGATTTACTATCACAAAGAATGGTAGAGAAGTTTTGTCACGTTCCACTATCTGAAGTGCTACTTATTAAACTTAAGGACGTTAGAGATATATGCAACGGCTTAAACACTTTACTAAGCGAAGATCAACCACTACAAACAACTTTTAAAATAGGTTCTGCTAAATTCGGTATGATACCAAACCTAGATGATATGTCATTCGGTGAGTACATAGATTTAGATACTAATATCACAGATTGGGAAACAATGAATAAAGCAATGGCGGTGTTATACCGTCCTATCATATCTGAAATAGATGGGAAGTATGAAATAGAACCCTACAATGGTAGTGCTACTTATTCAGAGGTAATGTTGTTTGCTCCTATAGATGTTGTACTTGGTTCGCTTGTTTTTTTTTGGGCTTTAGGACGAGAACTGTTGAAGGCTACCCAAAATTATTTAGTGGAGGAAGTGATGGAAATGGATATTCAGCACAAGAACAATTCAACGCCAACTGGGGATGGTATAACAGTATCTACTCAATCTCTAAAGGAGAACTTGCTAGATTTAATGAAACTACACGACTTGGATTACATCAATGTCTTACCTTCTTAACGTATGAAACGCAAAAGAATGAGATACAAAACGAAGAGATAAAAAAGAAATTTAAACAACAATGATAGGTTACTACACAATAACACAAGTATTAAAAGACGCTTTATTAGAGGACGTAAATGTTAATACAGTTACTAAAGGAAAGTTCGATGGTATAGATATAGCTAAGCAGAATATGTTTCCATTATCACACATATACATACCTAACACTTCACACGAAGGTGCGTTATTAAGATTTAGTGTTGAGATACTGCTAGTGGATATTGAGGACATTACAAGCGAAGTAGCAACGGATATTTTTATAGGAAATAATAACACAGACGATATACACAATACACAATTAGCAGTAGGTGTTAGATTGATTGAGCGTTTAAGGAAGGGAGATTTATTTACAGATGTTTATAGACTAGATGGTGATGCTACTTACGAAGATATTACAGATGAATATGAGAATGGTTTAACAGGTTGGAGATTATCTTTTGATATGTTACTTGAACACGATATGACGAGTTGTACAGGTATTACACCAGCTTATGTAAAGACTTATAAGTCAGCTAAAGTATTAAAGACAGGACAAACAACTTCTTACCGTACAGGAGATGATGGAGATTTAGAGAAGGGTAGAACAACAGACTTCTTTACTTTACCTGCACACAATCCATTTAGTAATACGAATAGATTTACAGATGAGTTAGGCGGACAAGATTACACTAATAACATTATTATAGATTGGACAACTTACGAAGGTAGTGAAGTTTTAGGTTATTATAATGGAGATATGCTTACGGATAAAGATTGGAACACAGCAATAGATGATGGTATAGCATTAAGTGTTGATACGTTTACAAGTAATTGGAGATTGCCAAACTTTAAAGAGTTGTTTTATATATGTACTTATGAACTTTCTGTTAATGGTAGTATGGCTTTAAGATACTCACCTATAAACGCTACAAGTAATAAGTTCTTTTGGACTTCTACAACCTACACTTTATCATCAACACTTGCTTACTATATCCAATCGAGTAGCGGTGTTCCAGGATTTGGCGCAAAAACAACAGGAACAATTAGAACAATATATTGTAGAGATTTCACAGTAACAGGAACAACACTAACATAAAATAAAATGACTTATAAATTCGAACAATTTAAAATAGAGATTAAAAACCCACAGATAAACGTTGTAGGTGTAAACGATGACTTTAACGGTACAGCTTCAGTAGATGTATTACTTAGTTTAGGTTCAGCACAATCTAAAGCTGCTAAATTTGTAGTTACACTAGATGGCTTTACTTATAATGATGAGTGGTTAAAAGATGAAGTTGAAGCGTGGGTAACTAACGAACTAAAGAAATACGAAGTTTAGTGGGTTCAGCTAAAAACATATTCATATCTCAATTAGGTGCTTGTACACGTTCTATAAATTCAGAACTAAAGAAAACTATTATACAAGTTAAAGCAGTAGATACAGGATGGATGAAGAACCAAGCAAGGGTAAAAGTAACATACAACTTTGTAACGGATAAATTCTTTATTCAAGAAAGCGACGCAGCTAAGAAAGTATTTTACTATTTATATGTTGACCAAGGTACAATACATATGAAGGCACGTAAGATAACAGACAAGACATTAAGAAAACCTAAAGTACAAAAAGCACTAGACAAACTATTTGACAAGTGGATGGACTATATGATAGACAGACAATTTGAAACAACTAATTTTTAAGATATGCCATTAACAGCAATTTTTTCACGCTCACCAAGAATACTAGAATTAACAGGTACAGCAAACCAAACAACTAGAATAGAAATATTCTTATGGAACTCACCTGATAGTATTCCTAGTACAGCTAACTACATTTTAAGTAAACCAATTCCTTCAGATACTTACACTTCTGTTTACTATGATATAAGTCCTTACTGTAGGGAGTTTATTAATCACGTAGGATTTGCTGAAGTTTCAAGTGATACAGCAGCAGACGTTGACGAATATTGTTATTGTACAGTAACTACTTATGTAAACAACGCTTTAACTTCTACTTTAACTTACATAGCTTTTGATGGTTGGGGTTATTTTGCAGATGGTAAGAACCCGGGCAGTCCTAGTGTGTTATTAACTGAAGGTACGTACTACGTTTCAGATACAGGAAATATGGGTTCTTTGTTTTATCACGATGACCAAACGCTTACTTGGGAGGCTAAATACACTTCATACAATACAGGAAACACTACAATAACTTTAGGTAGTGAAGTAGGGCAGATACCTTTAATACATACAAGTTATGTAGGTGATGGTGGTAATACTTTACAGTTGTATCAAAACTCTATATTAAAAAAGACTTACGAAATATATGAGATATGCGAACCACGATATACGATTGTAGATTGTGATTTTGTAAACAAGTGGGGAGCGTGGCAAAGGATAGTATTCTTTAAGGCTTCACAAGAATCAATAGTTATAGAAAATAAAGAGTTTAACTTAATGCCCTCAGACGTTGATTACAACGTGCAGGAGAACGTTAGACAATCTTTTAACACAAACGGTAACGAAAGCATTAAATGTAACACAGGTTGGGTTGTTGAAGGTTACGGTACAGTAATGCAGGAAATGATGTTAAGTGAAAAGATATTAATTAACGATAGACCAGCGAAAGTAAAAACTAAATCTTTAAACAAGATGAAGAATATAAACGACAAGACTATAAATTACGAGATAGAATTTGACTACGCTAATCAAATAATTAATTATGTACTATAATGAGAAAAGTACAAATATACATAGAGAATCAAAAGATAGATTTATTTGAAGATGAGAATATAGAGATTACTTCTAGTATTCAAAACATTTCAGATATTAGTAAAGTATTTACAGACTTTTCTCAATCGTTTACAATACCTGCTACAAAAAGTAACAATGCTATATTTGACCATTACTATAATTCAGATGTTGATGGTACTTATGATGCACAAGTAAGAGTAGCAGCAAGAATAGAAATTAATCACGATAAATTCAGAGAGGGTAAAATACAACTAGAGGGTGCTGAAATTGTAAAGGGTAAAGCTGAATCTTATACTATAGCTTTCTATGGTGATGTAGTTACTTTAAAAGACTTATTCGGTGATGACAAATTACGTGATTTAGACTACTCTACTTTACAGTCAGCTTATACAGGTGCTAATATTCAAACTACAATTACTTCAACTTCTGAATTAGATGTAAGATACCCTTTGATTTCTAGTAGTAGAGTTTGGACTTATGCAGATGCGGGTGCAGAAGATATTTCTTTAGTTGGCAACCCTATTGTTTATACTGAATTATTTCCAGCATTAAAAGATACTAAGATATTTAGTTTAATAGAATCTAAGTATGGTGTTTCTTTTATTGGTAACTTCTTAGCAGATAGTAATTACAGATTTAGTAGAGCATATACTTATTGGAAGAATAGCGAATCAGTTAATTTTTTAACAGAGCCTATTGATATTGATTTTACAGGTGGTACTTATTTAGATAGCAATGTAGCTAATATAGATTATATAGATACAGCTACAATAACACCCCCTGCGAATTGGTCATCTTGGGCAACTGAACATCACAAATTAAAAATAATTATAACCCCAACAGTTTACACGCAATATTATGTAGATGTTTATGTAGATGGCACTTTAGCAGGTACGCATATTTCACAATCAAACGTTAACCAATTTTGGGTTTATGGTGCAAATGGTTTAGGTTTGCA